GTTATTCCCTTTAATGTTTTCTCAGATCTTTTGAATAAGAGATAAAGAGGATTAACCTCAAGACTTAATATATCTTGAGTTCTATAATTTAGACCTTTTTCGAGGCTACCTGCATGTCTGGCAGGATCTTCCAACTTAAGAAGATTGGACACTTTTGTCCAATTATCTGAAAGTTGTTTCTCTATAATTTCTAATTTAGCATATAATATTTGCATAGAATTGAAATTCTCCCATTGGTCTGGATGATTACAGTACATTTGTACTGGAATACGTTCCAGAGTTGTTGGTGAAAATGATTCGTGATCCTTTTTAGTTTGGAGCGAGTCAACATCAACATTGGTTTGTTCTGTCTGAATTCTTTTAAAAGGAATCGGACGTGTAAAAACCTCCAACGGGTATAGAGATCTTACAATTGTCAATTGTTTAATGTTAGAAATTTCATTAAACAATATTTGTAAGGGGGCAGACAAACTTAATCTTTGATTTTGCTTAATAAGCAAATCTTCTGTAATTTGTCCTTCCAAAGCAAATGCTAAGTCGATAATCTTAAAGAATTTATTCTGAAAGAAAATCTCATTAAGCGTTGCTAAGGATATCGGAGAAAGTAACAAACCTTGGTTTACCAAGTGTTTTGCAAATTCTCCGGATGATATCTCCGGATTCAAGTGTTCGGGAGTAATAGATTTACCCTGGGATATTTCTATCCCAAGATCTTTACAGATCTGTAAGTAATTTCTAGCGACAGTCTCATTGTAAATAAAGACGTCGTCTCCCAATACTTGGTACGGATAGGACTTTGTAGAAGCCAAGGAACAGCAGTATCGTAGAATAAAGTGATGCCAGATTGCTAAACAACCAAATGAAGCGTAAGCTCCCATAGGTTGTCCAACTTTCCAGCTAACTTCTCTATTGATATCTGTGCTAAATGGTTTAATCGTTAAGATTAAGCGAGCTAGCCCAGCCCAGTGCTTTCCAAAAGCTTTACGAAGTATTGCTAATTGGATCCAAAGAGGAATTCGATCGGTGGCTGCAGTAAGATCATAACACCAAACAGCCTGCTTTTCTGCAGTTAACTGTTTGAGTTTGTGAACTCCTGCACCCTGATCGAATGTACAATCCTGAGGTATAGTCTTCAACCATTTAAATATGGAATCATGTAATACTTTCATACATGATTGAAGAAAATAATTTAGGATGTAGACATTTCTAGTTTTTCCAGCGGGAGCTGGTATAGCGATAATTCTTGCTATACCGTTCCAACCGGAATTAATTGCGCTGGAGATCGATTTAGAGAATCTCCAAGAGAAACTCTGATCTCTATGCCATCTTTCTACCTCTATTACTTGTCTGGTAATTGAAGATAAACCAAGCTTTTCTAAATATGAAGAAAAAACTTGAAACTTATCCCAATTAACTAGAGCGATAGCATCAGCTGAAGCAGTAAGGATTGCAGGCGATCCGAGAGGACCTGCCGCAAAACTAATATGCTCAGCAAGATAATTATGTAGAGATTTCTTAGATTTCATACATTTTCCAAGATTAGTAACCTCGGAATCTGTATTTAGATAATCTAAGAAACCATTTCTCCAATTCAAAAGTTTCTTTCCTGTAAAGGGAGATTCTATTGAATCGAGAGTAAGATGAGGTTCCACAGTTAGGGTTCTTACGAATCCTAATATTGTGTTACCTGCAATTCGGTCTTGTTGTTTATTTGAGTTTAGTAATGAACTCAATTCCTTGAAATGGGAAGGTAGACCTCTCTTGTTGAGAGTAAACCATATACCGCCAAGACTGACTATCTTGTCCCTCTTAACGCAGTCAAGTGTAATACGGTTACCGAGTGTCTGTAAATCCTTAAGGATTTTGACAGCTTTCGGATAACCGTAAGCTTCTATTAGTGCTGATGCAAACTCAAAATATTCTTTAATACATTTTTTAGATGTATTTTTGTTTATATTGAGTGCGCTAAGTACTGTAGTTAGTAATCGTTGATTGCCACGGATTCTCTTATTAATTTTATCATTTATATGTATATATTTGGTAGTAATTAAATCGCGTTCTCCCCTTTCGGGGATGCCAAAGAGTCAAAAAGGTTACTAGCCTCTTTGATTCCAGGGATCACTGTGAGTGATGTTGTAAACATCGCCCCATAGGATATTCCGTATCATCGCAAATTACAGAACTTGCTTAACCTCTTGTAGTGGAGGTTTCGAAAGTTATAAAGCAAAAGCTCAGAGACGGGTTTCTCC